CCATATTGTTGTCCTAGACCAGCCTGTGCTGCACCTAGACCAGCTAACTGACCACCCAATGATGCTTGTTGTGCACCTATTGCTGCTTGTTGTCCGCCTAATCCTGCTTGCATTGCACCCAGTCCAGCCTGTCTAGCTTGTTGTGATTCAAATGCTGATTGTGCAGATCCTAATGCTTGACCATAGCCTCTGCTTCTAATTCCACTTACAGCTTCTGCTGCTCCTCTGCCAGTTTCTCTGGCTAATTCTTCTTGTGATATACGTCCTCTTGAACCACCGAAAGCACCTTGCGATATAGCTCTATCTCTAAGACCAATGTCTGCCTGTGCTGATTGTCTGTTAATATCTTCTAAAGTTTGTTGAACTACTTGATCTTCGTAAGGATCCATAAATCTAGATGCAGAAACTGGATCAAACATTCTAGTAGATCCTAAAGCAGTTTCTTCACCCCTACGTAAAGCACCTATGCCACCAGCTACAGTATCTGCACCTGTGCCTATCATTCTTCTAGCCTCAGGTATGAAGCCCATAGCTTGATCTACAGTTGCTTCTTCTTTACCAAACAATCCTCTAGCTTGATCTAAGCTTCCTTGGAAGTCTCCTAGTCCACCTGCTGCTTGACGAGCTTGTATTTGTAACGGTGTAAGTCCTGCTGTTTGTTCTATAGGTATATCTCTAGCTTGAGATATTAACCCTTCGTATTCTCCCGGAGATCCAAAGTAAGAAGCTAATAGTCTTCTAGAGTAGTCCTCCATGTATGGAGAGACAAAAGAATAACCTGTTTGAGGCGTAGTTATTACTTCAGCCCCTGGTCCTCGTTTTGTTTTGGTATCAAGTATTCCCATTATTTATACATCTTAGCCATTTCTTCAGCTTGTTTTTGAAAGTCATACATCTGACGAGCACCCATTAATCTTTGTTCGTATTCATCTTCTGGGTTTGCACCAGCCATAATGCCCATACCCCTTACTGCAGCTGAGTTAAAAACAAATTCACCATCGCTTAACATAGCTGGTATCTTATCTCCTCGCTCGCCACCGGGACCTGTCACTAATTCTTCTCTTTCTGGAAACTCTTGTGCGTCAACGTAAGTACCATCTTTAGCATATAGTTGGCTTTGTATACGTCTTGAACCTAAGGTGTCTACGTATGTGGCTTCTTTAGGCGGTGCAACTAAAGGTGAGAAAGGAACACCCTTTGCTTCTGAATATATTTTTGATACTTCACTTGGATAGAATCTATAAGCTGCAGGAGTTTCATCTCTTGCATCAATTGATATTTCTTGCCCTGGAGTAATGTCTCTGTAGTCTAAATCTTGATATAAAGAACCTCGGCCGTCACCTACTTGCGGTGCGCCATAAGCCATAGCTATACGATCTGATTCAGGGATTTGACTGGTAGCTACTTGGTCAGTAGGAGAAACGCCCAATACATCTCTCATATAATCAAAGTCTGGATCTCTTGCTAGAAATCTTTCTATGTTTCCAAGATTAATACCTGCTATCCCACCCATATCATATCCAGGTACATCGTAACCAAATCTGTCCTCTACAAGTGCTGGATTCTTTTTAGCTAGGGCTTTTATCCCTTTATTTCCCTCAGATAAACTTTTCATTGTTAATCTTATTATATTACTATTGTAGCATTTCCTGCTACGGTAATCGTAACAGAACCTAATGATGACTGCAGCTCAAAACCCTGTGGATTCACAGGAGTATGTAACTGTACCCATCGGTTGCCAGTATATACTTGCAATACACCGATAGATGTATTCCATATTATATCACCCTGATTAAAAGCTAAAGTGCTAATTTCAGAATCATTAAACTGTGGTGTTGAGTTAGGATCGAACTGTCCTAAGTTAATTTCTAGTATTCTAACTAGGCGATTGAACGTTGCAGAGTCAACATTCTCTAAAGCTAATGGTAGTCTACTTGCTAAAAGCTTTGCCATTACCTTTTACCATCAGGCCTGATCTCAAATCTGTTTGCTCCAAGTCTCCATCTAAAACCAGTTCTTAGCCCTGTGGCTGCGTCATCATCTGATTGTACTCTAAACACCATTTGTCTAGATCTAGCTCTAACATGATTTTGTTGTGTGCTGCTAGTTACATTGTTAGTAGAGTTAGTAGATAAACTATCTCCCGGAAAGTTTCTTGTTTTTAATACAAAGTTAATTTGACCGCCACTAGAGTTATCGCCAAAGAACTTTACATCAGGGATGATGCGTTTCACAAAGCCAAACTTTTCTCCATCATCAATATCAATATCACCAGACTCTATAAACACATTGTCCATTGGTAAGCCGTCTGCATCATCACTATTTTCATGTGTATAAATGTAGTTAACAGAACTGTCTTTGCCGGCTGCTCTTGGTTTTTCAAATATTCCATCATCTAACCAGGCTGTACGTGATAGCTCTCCAATGCTCCATGCACCTTCTAGATAATTATAAGTTACATACCTATCATTTTCAGAAGAAGAACCTGAAGGATAGAACCAACCTACTTCGTTAAACTCTCTGTTGGTAAATGCTATAACTTTATAAGCTTGAGTTTGATTAAAATCATCAAGCACATAGTTTAGAACTGAGCATGTTAATCTGCTTACAGTTCCGGAGTAAGTATAGAATCCATCTCTAGACATCCAATACACAGAATCAGGAGCGTTAATAGCACCATTTGGTGATATCAGTCCCACGTTTTCATTAATTAAATTTACTCCAAAAGTAAAAGGTGCACCTACGAATTGCATACTGTATAAAGCAGTATCAGTCCATATTAGTATTTCTTGTCTTGATCGCAAGCCACCAACTATTTGAGATCCTGATGACAGTCTTAATGATCCAGCTGTGTTAGTAGAAGTAGGCTCCCACTCAGTAACACTTTCCTGATCAGAAAAAGCTATCAGCAAAGGGTCTATAGAACCAGATCTAGAACTACCTGATATTGGATCTGCACCTAAAACAATAACATGACGATCAATATCACTAACTAATACTTGTAATCCTTTTGTGGGTGCTAGGTTTGCACCTGATAAAGACGTAATATTTACAGCTGCAGTTGAAAGTCCATTACTTTCATCCCATAAGTAAATACCTCCGGCTCTAGGATTAATTATTAAATCTTCTCCAAAAGCATCATGTGACCAAAGTCTTAACTGATTGGTTTCTGCAATTGGTGAACTAGATCCCCAAGTACCAGCACCCCAAGTATCTACACCCCAACCAGTTGCAGGTACGTATACATCTAATCCAACATTAATTTGATACACGCCATCTACCCCTGATCCACCGTTACCGCTATCGCTAGAGTTAGCTGTTACTGTAGTTCCAGAAGTATCTTTAGCTGTTATTTCATATGTATTTGTTCCTGTAACTAAATTTATTGTGTATTCTTGATTTAAAACAGCTGCAGTTACTAAACCTCCTAGACTAACTGCACCACTAATGGTTACAGAATCTCCATTTACTGCGCCATGACTAGCGTCAGTTACGGTAATCGTTGAAGAACCGTTTGTTGCTGCAAAGGTAATTGAGTTAGTACTTGTTTTTCTTACTGGTGTTACATCAAATATACTATTTCCTCTTTGAATATAATATTTTGTTGTTGTCCCTAGTCCTAAATACTTTGAAGCATCAAGAGCAACCCATGCAGTTATAGCTCTACCTGTACCAGCGTAGGACGAATTGAATGTTTTTTCCCATCCACCAACTTTTTCTGGTAAACCTTTTCTAAATCTAACTAAGTTACCATCAGCCCATCCACCCTCATCCATGAGTTCAGTTAACTCTTTGTTAATGCCGGGATTAAATAATATCTTACTTACAGCCATTCTTCTCCTACAAACATTTTAGCTTCAGCCTCTCTTCTTTTTATTAAACCATCAAGAACTTCACCACCCGCTTTGTTCCAACGTTTTATTTCTTGTGGAACATCTACGTATTTTTCTTCATTTAATACTTTAAGCATAGTGCTATTTTTTAAGTTTGTAGGTCCCAAGTTATACACCCAAGAACAAAGTGCATCAAATTGATTTTGGTTCAAAGGCACTTCAACAAAGTCATTGATGTAGCTTTCATACTCTATCATTTCTTCTTGCAACAGATAATCAGCTTCTTCTTTGTTTATTTTGTCACCTTCTTTCACATCTTTGGTATGGCCGTATCCTATAGTCCAAACTCCAGCCGGACACAAATATGCTTCAAGCTCGCATCCCTCAAACTTTTTAATTAATGATAATCCTTCTTTT